AAAAAAGCAGCGGAAGAAGAAAAGAAAAGGTTAGCTGAAGCGGAAAAGAAAAGGTTAGATGAAGAAAAAGCTCGTACAGCTGAAAAAGTTCCAGAAACAAAACCTCCGGCAAAACCAGAAACTGCAACACCTAAACCAGAAACTGCAAAACCAGAAACTGCAACAAAGCCTGCACCAGGAACTGCAAAACCAGATGCAGGAACAGCTACAAATATACCTAAAGCTGGTGTTGGTCTTGCAACTGTTACCGTAGGATCAGCAATCGCTGCTGCCGAGTCAAAAGGTAATTATGATGTTTCATTTGGTGATTCATATGATGAAAAACTTCGTAAATATGTTAATTATGCAACAGATCCAAAAACAAAAGAACGATTAAAATTAAAAACTCCTGAAGAATTTTCTGGAAAAAAATTAACAGAAATGACTCTTGCAGAAGTTAAGGCTTTTGGTGAATATCGGTCACAAGGTGGTGCAGGAGCAGGTGCTGTAGGTGCATATCAATTTATGCCATCAACTCTTTTTGGCACATGGAGAACAAACCGTAAAGGTAAACGTGTTTGGCACGATGGGTTGGTCCAGCGGCTAAACAAGCCGATGGATACCGTATTCAATAAAGATTTACAACAAGAATTTTTTGAATTGTTACATTCTGATGATGTTAAAATGTTAAAAAAATTAGGTTTACCTATAACACCGGGTTATGAATATATGGCACATTATCTTGGTGCTGGTGGTGCCAAAATTGTTTTTGATGCAATAAAAAATAAAGAAAATATAACTGTTGATGAAGCTCTTATAAAAGCAGGCAAAGAAGTTGGAAACAATCCCGACCTCAAAAAATGGAAAGTACAAGAGTTTGAAAAAGAATTGGAAAGAAGATTAGTGGAAAAAGGTGGATTCAAAATACCCTCAGCTGATTTGAATAAACCAACAAATAATAACGGTATTAATTTAGACCAAGAATCCACAGTAAACAAAAATATAAAGAGTAATTTGAATAACTCAAACAATAAAAATTCCGATAGTTCTGTAGGAGGGTTCTTCAGTAATTTTTTTGGCGGTGAATCAAATACAGCACCAACAGTTAAAGACGGACCAATACACTTAAGAAAATAAGAAAAGGCAAATAAATGGCCAATAAGTTAAACTATCAACAATCGAGAGAAATCAGAAAAACAAAATTTTCTGATTTATTTCTTGACACACTGGCTCGAAAAGAAACGGGTGTACTTGGTTCTGTTGGCAAGGCCATTTCACTAAATGCTCAGGCCAGAATGAAAGGTATCAAAGAGAAATTTGATCCTTTAAACATCGTAAAATTCCTCACATTCGGTTCAAAACTTGGGCCTGCTTTGTATGGTAAAATGGCTGGCCGTGACCAAAAAGACATTGACTACTTTACAGGTAGAAGTAGACACATCACTGGCGGGAGAAATACTGCCGATAAAATTAAAGGTAAAGGTGGTGGTGATAACGAAGGTATCAATGAACAATTGGCCAAAATATTTACATTTCTAAAATCAAGTAGGGAAGATGATGTAAAGTTAAAACAACAGGCAAAGAATAGTGAAGAAGAAATCAATATGGAGAAAGACAGACGCCATAAAGAATTACTTAAGACGCTTGAAAAATTAATGAAACAAATCGGTGGCGGCAGTGCCACAGCAACAAAAGAAGGAGATCGTAGTTTTCTGGATGGTATACTTGCCTCAATAAAAGCTATGAAGGATCAACTTTCAAATTTTATGTCACTTCTCGGTGGATTAGATAATGCAAAATGGTTACGTGCTCTGAGTGGCGGGCCCGTCTTATTAATACCAGCTTTGGTTGCCGGCGGCATTTGGTATGCCATCAAAGAATTTAAAGATAATGATGAAGCAATTAATGAAGCAGCAGCAAAAGGTGATGTTAAAACCTTGAGGGAAAAAATAACGGCCGGATTAGGTGATGAAGGTATAATGTATGCCGGCACAGATGAAATGGTTAAGAATGCATTAACAAAAGCTGGCACACCAGAAGCATTAAACGCTCTGAAAACAATTCAAGAAGGTGAAAGACCAAAAACCACTGCTGACAAATATGACCAATTCCTTGCTGATAAAGGTTATTATAAGTCGATGGGTTATAAGAATCTAAAGGGACAAATGGTACCTGATGATTTGAAAAAGGCTGCTGAAGAATATGCCGGTATTCAATCGGCATCACCAGTACCATCAGCTGCACCTACAGGTGCAGAAAAAGAAACAGCGGTACCTGTAGCACCAGCTGGCCAGGAGTTTGATTCAGATGGTGGTTTAATTAAATCTCCTGTTCCTAAAACCCCGGTATCAGTTTCATCACCAGCCTCTGCACCAGTTTCAAACTTAACAAATACGAATGTTGACTTGAATATGCCATCGGATAACTCAGGTAATTCTGGAGAGAGAATGTCCAAAACCAACAACGTTGCCATGAATTCACGCAGTAAGGGAAGAAGTGGATTAATGCCTAGTCAAATATCGGTGAGAAATGAAGAACCAACATATAATGAATTGATTGCTGCTTCTACTAGGATGTTATAAACAAAAAACCCCGCACTAGGCGGGGTCTAAACGGTCAGGGAATCGTTTTAATCTTCAGCCAACTTGGCAAAGTATTCCATATCATCAACATCAGTATCTGCAATATCAATTGCTGGAACTGGCTTGTTAAGTACAGACCTTGCTTGTTCAACTGTGGTACGTGCTCGAGGAGCATCACCTTCATCACTAGCATTCAAACCAAGTACTTTATCCAAACGTGATTTCAAAGTATCATATGACTTGAATTCTTTGTCAGCCGTCAACTCAGTCAATGAGTATTGTGACTTCCAAATTTTCTCCATCTGTTCATCGTCATCCAACAATACAGATGATGACATGAATTCGGATTTGTCGTAGTTCTGATAACCAGCAACCTTAGTGATACGCAACTTGAAGTTGGCACCTTTCCACAAATCAAACGGATTGATTGGTGTTTCATCTTCAAAGGCCGGATTCATCGCACCAGTAATCTTCTCAAAAATCTTGGCACCGAACTTGAACAATTTAACTTGTCCTTCATTCTCTGGATGCTTAGGATCAGATACGATATACACGTTACAAATGTAATTCAGTTTACGTTTTTGTTTACGTACAATGTCCTTGTTTGCTTCAATGCCTGAGTTCCACAATTTGCTGTTGTGTTCACATACAGGACATTGTTGGTTCTTAGTTGTCAAACAGTTGTCAATAAGCCAACCACCTGGTCCCTGAAAACCATGACCAAAGATTTTGGCCCAAGGAAGACCATCTTCACCATCAACTGCTGCTGCGGGGAGAAAACGGATTGTAGCCATGCCGTTGCCGGCTTTGTCTACTTCTGGTCGCCAATAATTTTCTTTATCGGACTTACCTTCTGTGGAGGCGTTGAGCTCTGCCACTTTTGATTTCAATTTGTCCAGATTGCCTGAACTCTTTTTAAGATTTGAAAAATCTACCATGATTTACCTTTCTAGTATTAACGGAATATAAACGGATTGTCCACATGATGCATTATATAATATTATTTAGGTCTCGTCAAGTATAAACTTCAACTGGACCAAGGTGTCAGCAACATTCTTGTGTAAGATTGCCACACCACCTGCAGCACGCCAATCATCAATAATACTTTCGGTATCGTCAATGATTAACGTATCTATTCTTGCATATCTTTTCTTTAGTTCCTTACCTGGAACGAAGTTACGTTGGAAGTCAATTCCTTGCGTTTCCAACCATTGAATCTTTTGTTTAGAGATTGCTTCATGCCTGTCAGTACTAGCCGTGGAGGATAGAATCTGAGTGGGTGGCAATGCATTCCGCAGTGCCCGAACTAAGTCCATTGCATCAGGTATCAAATCCAGTGTTGTAAAGTTGTTACCTTCAATGAATTTATTAAAGAAACCACCAAACTCTTTGTTGTTTCTGGTTTGTTGTGGTGTTACACCATACAATTCCAGATATCTCTTTTCAAAATCTGCAATAACGCCATCCATATCCAAATAGATGCAATTAATTTTAGGCATGTTCTCTCAAACTTTCTTTTAAAATAGTCTTAAACTTATCTTTATCGTAAACAAGAAACGGTGTGTACTTTTCAATTTTTCTTTTCCATGTAGGCCAGATAACATCATCTGTTATCTTTTTGTTCCACATAGGTAAAAAATTCATAATGTTATTAAGTATACACACCGTCTCAATGTTAATGTTGCCATAAGTCATCTCTCTCAACAACAATGGATATTGTCCATCTACAACTACCAACATTTCGTTAGGTGATTGTGTTGCTGCGAATAGACCCATTATATCTTGTTCGAACCTATAAGTCAAGCTCTGGTTTCTTTTTTGCCATTTTTTGTAATTTTCTTCACCTTCAATGCCAGATATGTCACCAATCCAATTTACGTTGGTTTCCAAAAAGTTGGCAATATAGAAGTACTTCAATTCATCTACGTTATATTTTCTGGAAAGCTTGTAAAAGGAATACTTGGCTTTGTTATTTGCAAAGTTGTCCTTTGATACGTTGGTTTTTCCGTTATAGCGAAAAAAATCGTAAGAATCAGAAGTAAAATGAAGTTTAATGCTTTGGTAGATGGCATACGCTTCAAATCCTGTCGTTTCGGTCATAGGGGCAATTGAGAACTTCTTTTCAATAGATTTAGGTCTTGGGCTTCTTCTCTGATTTTGGCTTTCAGAGCACTGGAGACTAATGTTGATGCAACATCGACCTCCATACCCGTCTGTTCACAATGATGTATGATTGCATCCATATGTGTGGTACCAAGAGTATATGATAGTTTGGCTATCAAGTCACTAAATTCACTAATCTCATTCTTTGTAGGCATCAGGATCTCGTATAAAATAAATGGTTACCAATCTTTGCAACGTACTTCAATTTCCAACCTGGATTTACCGAGGTGTTATGGTAGTACATTGATTTCGTTCTGTAGATTGTATCATGTAACTTTGCTTGTGTCAAGGCCTTTTTGGCGACAATCAGGCATTCTTCCCATGCATATTTGTTTCTGACTTCGCTTACCTTTTCACCAACCCAACTGAATTGATATGTTTTACCTGTTTTTTGATATACTACATCACATACGTTGGATGGAAATAGAGAACTGTTTGCACGATTCATGGTAACTTGTGCTACTGCCAATTTACCTTCAAAAGATTCACTTGCAGCTTCATAATATATGTTTTTGGCCATGCAAAGAACTTGCTTGCCGAGGTCTTGTGCAACGATTTGTTCAAACGCAAAGGTTTGTTGTTGTGATGATATAGGAAAAACAATTAACAATGATACTAAAACAGATGATAATAATTTACTCATCTTTACTCCTTGTGTGTGTTAAAAGGGGGAAACCCCCTTTAACCCTCAGGTAGTTTTTCTGGTGACCTTGACTTCAGGTACCGAAATATTAGACACGAAACCATTTAAGGTATGAGCCTTGTTGATAATGTCTTGTTCTGAGGGGATTGTTGGCAGTGCCGGATGTTCAGGTGGTGTTTCACCCTTAGACTTTGCCGATTCGCATTGCATGTGCCAGCCTTGAGATATGCGGTCACGCTCTGCGTTGTAAGAATCATATAACATGTCTCTGGCCATTTTTAATAGTTCAAGACGGATTTCAAAAGGTGTCATGTTTGACATAGTTTTCTCCTGTGATGTGTAAGTGTGGCGGTGGTTTTTTGAATGGGCCCCACCGAACCCATATAATTATTTATCCAATTAGAAACTACAAATGACCTCGATATATCTAAAATATAAATCAGCCTTCTTTTATTAGTATTATTATATGCACTATGCAATTCAGCATTATCAAATGCAAATAAGTTCGACCAATCCTGTTTTATACCACCAACCTCAAGAGCAATATCACCTTCTGGTATGATTAATGGTATATGAATTCTTACTGTCTTACGTGAACTATTCTCAATATCCACATGAGGTTTAATAATTCCTGCGGCATCTAATACACTGTAACCACTGCAACCAACATGTGCAATATATTTTTGTGTTAATGATGAGGCCGTTGGAAAAATCATCCTTGTTTTTGGTTGTAAAAACATATTTTGTTCTATGTTTTTCTCCGGCAAAGAGTACCGTAAACCTTCTACTTTCCATACATCTTTTTCATGTTCATCCAAAATTGCTTCTGGATTGGATGCGGCATAGGAAATGCCACCACTAAAGGTTGTATCAAAATCTTTGTGATACTCTAAAAATTCTTGTGTTAATTTAGGTGCCAATTCCATTAACTCATCTGCTATGGAAATCTCACCTCTTGACCAAATTGTTTGTTTCATAATAAAAAGAAGGGTGGGCTGTATACAACCCACCGGTTTGATTAACGATTAGCGATATACATTGTGATTTCGAAACCGAAACGCATGTCGCTTGCTGCTGGTGTAGTCCACTTCATAAAATACTCCTTAATGTGTTACAACAAAATGTTGCAACTGCTTTATATATGGTGATATCACTATTTCTTAGGTAGAGATAATCATGAATATGTAGTAGTTTAATTCTGTTACGAGGATAAACTACCAAAAACCCTAAGCAGTGTTTAGGCTGCTAATGCGTACTCATAAGAGCTATCGTTTGCATTTACGTTTGTTTTAGTTTTAACATCTTCTCTGATGAGCTGTCCACTTCTATACTATTTGCCCTGTCGAAACTATGCAGGCCCGTCAAATGGTCTTTAAGGAAATAAATCTATACCCCAATTCTTCAATAAAATTTTTAGCCTCAAGTTTGGTCTTAAAAATTTTAAAAAAAGATAACGGAGATTCATCTAAACTAAAATTTATTTTATACATTATTTAATCCTTAAAAAACATTTGGTGGACCTGGGGGGATTCGCACCCCCGTCCAGAACACATTTCTAGTTGCTTCATACAACCATAACTTCACATTATACATGAAATTATTTAGTCTGTCAACTGTTTTTATGGTAATAATCAATTGCTTTAACCAGGCCTTCAATGTGGTCTTGTGTCTTTTCTTGGAAAATCATTGGTGATTCATTGTCCACGGCCATAATGATAATCAAATCATCAATAGGTGTACCAACTAATTCTTCATACATCAATGCATATGCAGTACATTGCCAGAAATAATCCAAAATATCTTCACGTTTTTTAATCTTTTTTGATGTTTTAAAATCAATGACTGATAACTTACCTTCATACTCACCAATACAATCAACACGGCCTGCCAATCCTAGTTGTGCGGACCATAATCCGACCTCTTGGTAGTGTATGTTATTGATTTTGTTTAGATATGGTTTGATTGATATGAACATCTCTTTGGCATCAGGCATAACTGTGCCTGGTGGTTTTGTTTCATTGTTCAGATAGTATTCACACATGGTGTGCATATTGGTACCACGGGACGTGGCATGTTTGGAGATTTTGTTTGCAACCTCCTCACCAACTCGGCGGCGCCATGCCATGATGGCCTCTTTTTTCTGAGCACCCACCACTGTGGTCACCGATGGTAATTTTTTACCATCAGGTGTGACATAATATCTTTTTCCGTCTGGAAAAGTTTGAGATTCGATTTTTGGAATCTCTTTTGGTGGGCAATAAATGAACATTATAATCCTAACTTCAGTTTCTTGTAATTTAGTATATCATTTTTTGATTGTTTTATTTTTCCAAATAACGTTTTTTTGTCGATTGTTCCATCCACAATTTCTTTTGGTGTAAATCCTAAACCTATGAGTTCATGTGGCAGAAGTGCAATTTGTCCCCATGTGTTATTGTGTTCACCTATTGGTAGGTCAGTGTATCTCATACCACGTTCCAATCTAAATCTTTCAACTTCCTTGTTCAAAATCTCAGCAATGGAATTTGCTTGAAAAAAATTGGTGTATTTATTTTTCCAATACATCGTCTTTTCATTTCCAAAATGTATTATAAGATTATTTAAATCCATATATCCTTTTTTTAATTCAGTTACATCCATTTCAGAATAACCGTATTTTTCATGTTCTTTCTCAAATTCACTTAAACGTGTCATTCCTTTTTTTCTGAGTGTTAAAGAAAACCAAAACCATTGGTTTAACACTTCAAAATTTTCATTCATTTTAAGGAGTGTTTTCTGGGATTCGAAAATACTGGCCAATGGTTCTTCAGGCAATCCAACAATCATTCCAGTTTGTGTCCATATGGGAGCAAGTTTTTTTAGTTGTCTGATGGCATCAAACTGTCTTTCAGAATCTTGTCCTTTTCCAACAATTTTTTTGGCCAAGGGGTGTAACGTTTCTATACCAAAAACAGCTGAAGCTAAACCTGTGTCCGCTAACATTGAAATAGTTTCGGGAAATCTGGCCATTAAGTCTGCTCGTAAAAATGCACTATATGTTATTTTCACTCCACTCTTTTCAATAGCTTCAGCAATATATTCCAGTTTAACAATATTATCATTGAGTGTATCATCATTGAACCAATAATTTGTTACTCCAAACATTTCATAATTTCTGCGAATCTCATCAGTTAGGTTATCAACATGCCTAATGTAATCACTTTTTTTCTTACCCAATAAAGGGAATTGGCAAAATTTACATTTAAAAATACAACCTCTACTTATTTCTATTGGTAGAAAATTTGTTTTAATTAAATCAGATTCTAACCATTTAATAGTCAAATCAGTGTCATCATTTTTATATGATGATTCTGCATTAATAGCATATGTACCATGATAAGGTTCCCATTTCAAATCATCAAGTCTTTTTCTTTGTAAGAATTTCAAATAATGTAGAACAGCCTGTTCAGAATAACCCCATATAAATCTATCAATCAATGTTCCATCTAAGGCTTCAACTGAACCCTCTGATCCACCAATCACCGTTTTTACCTTAGGATATTTTGTCTTAATATGATTAAATAGTTTGTTGACTTTATCATTTTCGTAAATGAAAGTGATACTTACACCAACAAACAAGGTTGTTTCATCTATAAAGTTATCACAAGCAGCACAAAGTTCATCAGATGTAAACTCATAAAAAAAATCTACAACCTCAATATCATAATTGTGTTGGCCAAGAAATGTTCTTAATCTAGCCGCTCCAGCTGGTCTATTATTTGTTGTACTGTTCTGCGTACCAGTAAAAATTATACCATCAATTTTTCTCATTTTTTAGTTAAGTATCTACTTCTAATAGCCTCAAAGAAATCAATATCTTCCTGTGTCAATTCCACAGAATCAATTTGTTCTCTTTGGCCACGGACCCAATCTTCAAACATAAGAAAATCACCTTCATATTTAAAGTTGTTTGTGATTTTTTTAGTATCATATGCATCCATAATGATATGATATCTATCTTCATTAGAGTCATTTCTAATTTGGTGCCATCTGTTTGTCCAAATCATCCAAACTGACCCATCAGCTGGCATATGTAAATTTTTACCCTCACAAATATGCACACATTTTTTATTTGTCCATAAAGGTATATGAATACGTGCCATATATTCCGTTTCATCAGCATCTTTGTGTACTAAACTTTTTGAACCGGCTTTTAAACAAGCAACTCTTGCTCTGGTTGGATGGAATCCTATATCACGTATTTCATCAATCACTTTTTTAATTTCACCAACGTAAGCTTCTGTTGGTTTGTCATGTTCCAATTGCTGTGATATATTGAAATGTTTGTAAGCTTTAAAAATCAATTCTTGTGTTGGTAAAAAGGATTCCAGTGAATCACCAGTTTCTAATTGTATGGCTTCCCATCCATCTGTCCAAGTGGCCTGTCTACTCATCAAACTCCATCCACCAAAACCGTGATACTTTGGTGTTTCGTATTCTTCGCCTTGGACAACTTTGTCTCCTAAAGTGAAAACACTTTCTCGCACCTCATGTTTCAATTTCTCAATGTCTACTGTATAATTCAATTTTTCAAAAAACATTTTATTTCCTTTATAGATTACCGGTTTCTTCTAGCATTTCATATACTTCTCTATAATCATACTTAGTTGTTCTCAAAGCAAAAGCCTTTCTCAATTTTGGGCCATTCAACGGTTCAACATTGTGTATTTCTCTGACATCCAATAGATATGCTTCATTCGCATTGGCTATAAAACTACCTGTTTCATATACATCTTCATAACTATACACTGCATCAACATATGAGATTTCTTCAACTGTTGGCATATTTTTCTTATCTTTTATGTATTCTTTCAGAGATACTTTAAGTTCTTCAAAAGGAATATCCGACTCCTTCATTTCATCTAATTTTTGTAATTGTTTTTCTTCAGTTTTCCAACTACGTGTATTTGGTTTTGCTTTATAAAAAATGGTTCTGTAATCTTCTGGCTGAAAATAGAAATTAATTGTTGTTATTAAATCATTATCTACATGAGGTATCAATACACTATTGATAGACATACGTGTAAGTTTAAAATCTTTGTTATATCTTTCGGGAATAACCTTAAATATTTTTTCTGGTTCTGGTGTCCAGATTCTATTATGTTGAACACCCAATCCATGAAACCCAGCAAACGATTCTAATCCATTTACTGGTGCAAATATTGGTTGTTCATAAAGTTGTTTCAATTTAACAAATGACATTACCGGTTTCCTTTAACATTTCAATCACATTCTCATACTTATGAACAAAAGTTCCGAGTGTGATTGCTGTTCTCAAATTAATTTGACCTTTAACACCATGTATTTGACTTACATCAAGTAACCATATTTCATTATCTTTGGCCACAAAACTATCAATCTCAATTAAATCTTCTTCAAAAAATATATGGCCGTTGGTTTGATTTTCTACTTGAACAGTTCTTGGATTTTCAACCTTTGGCCTATAAAATGTAGTTGTACAATTATCTGTTTTGAGATAAAAATTTATAGAGGTAATAATTTCTGTGTCTGTATGTGGAGGGATTATACAATTAATTGTCATAACTGTCAAGTGAAAATCTTTATGGTATCTTTCTGGTATTATACCATAAAAATTCTCAGATTCTGGTGACCATATCTTTCTATAAGCAATACCTTTACCATCATGTTTGAAAGATTTTAGTGTATCGGTAATTGCATATATTGGTTTCTGAAATGTTGTTGATAGTTTTGTAAACATTACTTCCATTCTCTAATCTTAGCCATTCTACCTGCCCAAGATTTCAAAATAACGGTATTTGATGCATTTTTTTCTACCACTTTTCTGAGGTCTGTGGATAATGATATACGTAGGTCATCAGACTTGTTTTCATCTACACCATGCAATACATATGACGGGAAGAAAATCAAACGACCCTCAACTGGTTTATATCTACGTTCACGCATAAACGGACTGCCACTAAGTTTATTGTTTTCCCAATCAATTGAATGTGATGAATCAAAACACACAAGGTCACCGCAACCATCTTTTGCTTTCAGATAGTATGTTGCTGCAATAGCAGATTCGGTGTGGCCATGCACCTCTAGGCGTTCGCCTGGTTCACGTACATTAATCCAACCCATGAAGTGTTCACAACCACGAATGTTTAACATCCTCAGTTGAGGAATATTCTGTGTAATTTTCTTGGTTACTATGTCTGTGATTTCTTGTTTTAGTATATCTAAGTTGGG